GATGTCCAATCGTGACGTGGATTCTGGCGATAGGCTTTCTTGTCCTCGTCGTACTCACGCTGATATTGCCGTAACGCTTCAATGCCATCCCTACAGCGTTCTGCGTCAAAGTAGACGCGAGGCAGGATCAAGCGCGTGGCTTGGATGCCGTTCTGCAAGCCAATGTCAGGCACGACGGCAAGTTTGGCGATGTCCAAATGCGCGGCCAGTTGCTCCACGATGCTCTTGCCTGTCTGCAGGCTCTTGGCCCGGGCGTCATGCGGTAGGTAGTGTTTGGCGTAGCGGTAGCCCTTGGTCAGCACGACGTTCGCAATGTCGTGGATGTTCTCACCGCTCACGGCGTAGAAGTCAATGACGCGGATTTCCCCACGACCAAGTTGGTAGAACCATATTGCCGTATCGTCCCGGTATCCCAAGTCCCATGCGGTGTATACCGGCAGGTCAGGGTTGTACGGCACCTGACAGATGCGGCCCTGCTGGTCGGCCTCACGCATTTCCTTGCCGTAAAAAGAGCCGAGGATTGCCGCTTCAAACGAAGTCTCGTACTCCTGCAAATACTGATCCTCGGCTAATTGCGCCCGTGCGGCGGCTAGTTCGCCGCTAGGGAGTAGGCCCGAAGTGGAGGCCGGAAGGCGCAGCAGGAACCATTCTTGCGGTAAACGTTGGGCGGTCTCGTAGATTTCCCAGAACTGGTTTTTGCCTTTGGGCGTGCCGCCGAACACGGCCCAGCCCTGCTTATCCGAAAGCGCGGGGCGTATGACGTTGCCAAACACGCTGGGCTTGAAGTCGCCGTATTCGTCCATGTAGACGCCCGAGAACCCGAGGCCGCGCATGGCATCGGCGTTGTCAGCGCCATAGAGGCGTACCTGACTGCCGTTCATCAGGGTGATCGTCAGTTCTTGCTCGTTCTTGGCTTGCGTGATGGGTGCGGCAAACTCTTGAAAGTATTGCCATGCCACGGCTTTAGCCTGACTGCGGTAGGGGGCGATGTAAGCAAACAGCCCACGATCCCCTTGGTAGGTGATGGCAGCGCGGATGATGTCGTTGACGGCGGCGACCGTTTTCCCAGCACGCCGATGAGCCACAAGGCAAGCCCAGCGCTGCGTTCGGTTGTGAAAGGGCATGAACGCCTGCCGAGGGTTGTACGGCAGGAGTATTTCCTTCACTTCGGCTCGCCCCACCGTATGACCCACTCTTGCGGGCCACCGTCCTTACCTGTCGTTTCGATGCGTGCGAGTTTGGGGACATGGTATTCGACCACATCCATCATGCAGTTCCATGCCGCCTCTGGGCCTTTCTCTTTGTAGATTTCGTCTAACCAGATGTTGAGGCGATGGGCGTTGCCGTCTACGAGTCGGGCTATTGCCTCCCTCGCTTCTGCGGTTGCCTTGTTAGGTGATCCTTTAGGTCTTGGCATAGGGCTTATTTATGCACATTTGAAACAATAGTTAAAGAGGGGTTACTTACGCTCCAGTATGCGTACTTTCTTTTCCTCGCCGGGGAATACGACAAAGTTGCGGGTGCCGCTGCCGCCTTGACCTCGGCTGCCTGCGTCTGCGTATTTGATGCCAAGGATGCCGCGCCGCCGTAAAAATTCTGATACTGCGGCACTTGCAGATGGAGCATCAATGTTTACCAAATCATCAGGCCCATAATTTTCGTTCCACATTCCTTTCAAATCATTGTAAAGATCAGCGGCATCAGAACCAGACAAATTCCCTGTGCCGCCAATTCCTGATGATTGGTAATTGCCAGTTTCATCTAACAAATCATTAAATGCATTTCGCACCGCCGCTGGCTGCTCGCTTAACGGTTTATCCCAATCCAGCATCCGATCTACCATTTCGTCGGGTAGGTCGGCGGTGTAAAGGTTGCCCTTTGATTGATTAAATTTGTCAGCGTTTTTTTCTAACCAATCAGCAGCATCTTTTCTGCCAATTTTGCTTAATGTTTCTGTTTTTTCTTTAATGGTTGTGCCGGTAGACGATTGGCTCATTGCATATTTTGCCAATCCTTCTGGCGATTTTTTATCAGAAAAGTCTTGCACCCATTGACCATTGAAATACACATTGTCTTTGCCTTGCACGGGCACGAATCCACCGCCCCCCGTTGAGTAGTGTTGAGCGACATTCGGGCTTTCGGCAAGGTAAATACCATGCCCATACGCCTGTGCGCCCTCGCCCGTACCAATTTTGCTGGCGTCAAATTCGTCAAAAACGTGCGGGCTGCCGTGGTAAACGTCAATTTCGGCCATGACCGGCTTACCGCGCATCGGCCCGACCATCTCGCCAATGACCTCGCCTGCTCCCAATGGCCCGCTCATGGCTTTGTCGGCGGTGTAGCGCAAAGCGTCGGCCAACACCGAGGGGTCGCGCACAATGCCCTTTACGCCCTCGTATGCGCCTTTAACGGTACCTACGGGGTCGGTCACTAGACCCTTGACCCCTTCTAACTGATTGGTCAGCCCTTCACCAATGCCGATGGATAAGTTTTCCAAATCTCGTCGGAGGTTTTGCGAGGGAACCGGGGTAGGCAGTTCTGCGCCGGGAACTGGCACCGACTCCATCATGCGCCGACGGCGTTCCTCCTCGGCTTGTCTGTAGGCGAGGGCAGCGGCGAGGCGGCTGCGGTCAACCGCCATTTACTTAAACCGCCTCAACTTGTAATTCAGCGCGGCAATTTCACCTACGATCTCGTCGATGATGTTCTGCAGGTCGGTGTCTTTCGGCAGATCGCCTCGGATGCCCTTCACAAACGTCAGTAGGCTATCGGCGTAGGCGGCGGCGTCTTTCTGCACCTTGAACCCGTCAGGGTAGTCGTCCAACGGGATGATGCCGAAATGACCTTGGTAACTTTCGGCGTACTGGTCGGCTAACGCAATGATATTTTTATAATAATGGTTGAGCGCCTTGTGGGCGGCATAAGACGGCGTGTTGAGGTGCAGGTAATGGGCCGCCGTACTGCTGTGCAGCAAGACCCCTACGAATTCAGCAGCGTCTTTGTGGCTCATTGCGGCGTCAACATGAGGTTAGGCAGGATGATTGCAGTCGTAGCATCCCCGATTGCAAAACGCTCTGTCAACTGCCGTTCGGGCGGGTACACCAAGATGCGCTGACTCACGTTCATCTGCATCGCATTCCACACGCCCTTTTCGATGCCCTCAAAGTCATCCAGCGTGATTATTGTGTCAGGGTGGCAGAGCCGCTCAAGGTGCGCCTTATCGTCAACCTGCAGCCGACCGTCTAGGTGCAGATGATCGATCTTGCCCTCCAGCCCCGCCAGCATCTGCGTGCTACCCATGTGGTACTGATGGATATTCCCGTGGATCGGCAGTTTGAAATCGTGCGTCATGTCGCAGGTATGCACCTCGGCACCGTCACGCGATAGCACAAATGTGGACTTGCCGATGTAGGTGCCAATTTCGGCAATACGCTTCGGCCTGAAATACCGCACGACTGCCCAAAGCGCGATCAGGCTGGCGTGGGCCGTGGAGCCGGTCTTGCGGTCAGGGTCTAGGCTCTCAAGGCGTGAGATTCGCTCCCACGGCAGGTCATCCAGCCCGTCGAACAGGGTGTCCCAGATTGCGCGGGATAGACGTTTACGGTTTAGGTTCAGCATAATCGGCCCATGTTTGTGTTTTTCCATGTCGGTGAGGATTTAACCCTCCCGACCTCCCTTGTCCGTTCTATCTCGGCCCACAACCCGGGCGCAGAGATCGTACAGGTCACCGACCGCGATACCCCGACCGTGGAGGGGGTCACATGGACGCACGCCACGGACGTTGATCGGCAGTGCCTCATGCTTTGCCGCACAGGCGCGTGGGCAGATTTGGGCCTTGACGAGCCTGCCCTATACCTAGACACCGACATGATCGTAAATCGCCCCATAAGCGTTGCGTCTGCGTTAGGAGAGGGGTCTGTAGCCATGTGTCGGCGGTCGTATAACCGTGACGCCATATTCAACATCCGTCAGCGGGGGCTGGAGTTCCCCGAGTACGCAGGACGCACGCTGGATAGCCTGTACCCCTACGTCGGCTGCTGCACGATCACGGCAGATGCCGGGGTCTGGGCTGACTTGACCGAAATGTATTACGCCCTGCCTGAGAAGTTCTGGCGCTGGTACGGCGATCAGGAGGTCTTGCGGGAGTACGCAAGGATGCACCCCGTCATTGACCTTCCCGAGAGTGAGTGGGCGGGGTTGCCTGAATTTGGCGGTCACCCGCTGATTACGCACTACAAGGGCCAACGCAAGAAACTCCTAGCGTAAGTGTTCGGGTTTAATTGCCGCAAGGTAGCGATCTGTCATCTCTTGGATTGTTTGTTCGGGGTCGCGGGCAACGTAGAACTCACCGCGTCCCTCAAATATGCGTCGGAAACGCTCTTGGCTTTCGGTGATCCGACCTTTCGGGGCTTTGATCTCAACCCAACAGACCCACTCCGTGCCGTCAGGGAGCGTTTTCGTAACCAACTTGTCTGGGACGGAACCGACTTGAGCGTAATCGTGTACCTGAAAGCCTGCCTTACGGAGGGCTTCCGTGATGATTTTGTCGTTGCTGTCCCGTCGTGCGGCGTATCGCATCGTGCTTCGTTAACCAGTCTGCCAAGCCATATTTGCCACCAAATCCTGTTACTCGGATAACCGTTCAACGGGGGTATTCGCACGATCTCTTAACCTCTCCACAGCCCTTTCACCCCACAGTTGACGCACTAGGCCCACCGCATCAGGGTCTGACAATACTGCCTTGGCACCTGCCTCACGGACGAGTTGTGCCACACGTTCCCGATCAATTTCCGCTCCAGCGGCTAGTCTCGCATCAAGGTAACGCAGACGGTTCAGCGGTGACTCCCTGACCAACTCATCCCACATGACTCTTGCTGATTGCCCAATATCTTCTCTGGGCTGACTGGGCTTACTCTCGGGGTATGAAGTTTCATCTCCCATGCTTAAGACCTTGATGACTGATGGTGAATCCGCACGGAGTTAAAGACAGAGTGCGCCTAACTCGGGATCGTGCGGAATTGATGACTGACGGAGCCATCCGCTGTCGGCTACTTTTGCTCAAGGTTCGTCCCCTCAAGTGCCATTTGCGCTTCCCGACTGACGCCGCGCACCTACAGGCTGGCCGCCCCGGTGTAGGTTTAAGGTAATGCTGCGCGTAGTTTCCCCGACCAGCATTCCCGAGGTAGGCGTGGTGGGGTGGTTGACAAGACTAGAACAGCCCGTCAAACTTCCATCACGCTTATCCGCAATTAAAGCGTAAGGCAGACCCTCTGCCGCGTCAAGGCCCACCATAAAGGCTTGGTGGGCTTTGTCGTTTCTGGCTTCCGTAACGGCTTCAGAGACGATGCGGATTACCGCTCGCCATTCCCTTGCCTTACGCCTTGCGGCCCTTGCAGAGGCTCTGCGGCGGTCTACGTTGGCGTAGTAATACGCACGGTGGTAGGCGGTACGGTTCATAGTTCGCTAACTTGTTTAATGCGCTTGCCGATCCATGCCATGACAGGCACAGCCATGCTATTACCCAATGCTTTGTAACGTGGGCCGTCGGGGCTTTCTGGATTTTTGCGCCACGGGATGTTGGTGTACCCGTCGGGGAAGCCTTGCAAGCGCTCGCACTCCACAGGGGTAAGGCGACGGACTTGCATGGCAATGTGCGCTGAAGGAGTACGATTCGTCCCGCTATCACTTGCCTTCAGGGTTGGAGCCACGTTTTCATCGTAAGCAATACTCCCAGCCTTTGCGCCTTGCCCCGAAAAAAATGCGCCAATAGGCTGCATAATTGCCGCAACGCCATGACGAACTTGACCCCCTGCCGTCAACGTATAACTAGGGTCACTTTCGTTGCCAAATCCGCTACCGCTCGGCCCGTTTTGCTCTTGACGCCCAATCATGCCGCCGTGCATGGGATATGCAATTGACTGTGCTACCACATCTCCAACAAACCCAGTTGTCTGATTAGCACCAACTGACAGGGTATCAGCGACATTGCAAGCCACTGCCATCGTTTGATTTTTAATCAACGTCCCGCTTACGTCAGAAGGCTGCCCAATCGGGTCTAACGCTGATTGCCACGGAAAAGCAAGGGCAAACGTGTCAGACTCAAAGTCGTATCGCTGCCCTGCTCCTGCCGTGAGCGTGTTGGCGATCAGGGTTTCGCTACCGCCGCCTAAATCACCGCCATTAGCGCGTAAAGTGCCTATTCCTTCACGATATTCAGCAAGACTTGAGGTGGTATAGGGCTGCATATAACCGCCTGCCGCTAAATCTACGTCTTGGCACCAACCACCGCTATTAGCGCGAGCCTTAAAGGTTCCGGCAACGTCTTTCCTCGTTTCTCGGCTCGGCGCAGGATGCCCTTGCAGGCTGTGGGACTCAAAAAGAACCGCTGCGGCACGTTGCCAACTTCTAGCGTTTGCGACAACGAACACACGGCGGCGTCGCTGGGCCACTCCGAAGTATTGAGCGTCAAGAACCCGGTAGGCGAACCCATACCCGAGTT